ACCAAGAAAACTACCAGACGCTATTGTAATTCAAAATCATAAGGAAGTGCAGGCAAATATAGGCAAATTGCAGAATATATTTGGTACTAGTAATTTTGTTGTTGTCGATAATAATAAAAAGAAAGAAGATATTAATATTAAAGTCTATAGGGCAGTAAGAAAATTGGTAAATCGTGACCCACAATCAAAAGTGGCAAAGGATTGGATTAAAAGAGAACTTGCCAGAAAGAGTGGTAAAGCAGGAATGTGGTCTCGTTTTAAAAGTAAATTTGTTTAATAGTCCAGAAAAACCTTGACACTCCATCAGAATTAGTGTATAATATACCTATTAAATAATGAAAAAGGAGATAAAAATATGGTAGTAGAAAAAGATGTAAACGGACTTGACTTCATATACGAGAACAAAGACGAACTAGCCTTTGAACCCGACCCAAACCAATTAGAACCAAATGAAGATGAAGAAGCACTAAACTCCTGAATAAAATATGAATTCCTATAATTGGTTGGGCAACAATACTATAGTGGTTATTGACAATTTCTTTAGCCAAAAAAACCTCAAACTTGTAACAGAAGAAGTAAAGAAGATGCAATTCTGGGCGACGGAGGACCATCCTGAGGCGTTTGATATTGCAAAAACTGATAAAGATGGTAATAAAATAACTTATGAGCATGGTTACAGATTGCAAAACGATAACCAGGGATATGATTGGTATCCTGGTACTAGAACAAATAAATTTCAGATATCACACCCACTCCTTGATTCTTTTATTATAAGACATATAGAAAGAACCGAGGCAATCTTTACTCAAAAGCCTTGGACTCAACATCAATATGCACATTTGAGAACTAAGGACGACAATAAAGGAGATTTCGTACATCAGGATCCTGATGATTGGGCCTATTTAATTTATCTATCAGAAACTAATTTAGACTCCGGAACAAAAATGTATGACTCTATTAAAACTGCAGCCGGAACCAATGTTCGACCAACCAAGGAAGATAAAGAACACGCCTTTGTAGGTTTTGTTCAAAATAGACTAGTTATGTTTGATTCACTTATTCCTCATATGGCCTGGAACAACCATGGTAATGATTTATCAGACGGTAGATTAACTATTAACGCATTTTGTAATTATGATTATTAATTATGATTATAGTTGATTTAAATCAGATAATGATTTCTAATTTGATGGTGCAAATCAATGGTAGAAATGCAGTTGAATTAAGTGAAGATTTAGTTAGACATATGGTACTAAATTCACTTCGTGGACACAACAAGAAGTTTCGTGGTAAGTATGGCGAAATGGTTATCGCTTGTGATAGTGGCAATGTGTGGCGCCGAGAAGTATTTCCAAATTACAAGGCAGGTCGAAAGACAACCCGAGAGAAGTCTGGACACGATTGGACTACAATCTTTGAGATTATGTCCAATATTAAAAATGAACTAAAAGAACATATGCCGTACAAAGTCATTGAACTTGATACGGCCGAAGCAGATGATATTATTGCAGTTTTAGTTAAAAAATACATAAATCAGAAGATTTTGATACTGTCTGGCGATAAGGATTTTATCCAATTGCACAATAATCGTGTAAAACAATACAATCCTGTGCTATCCAAGTTCGTAGGACAGGGGGAGACTCCGAGTATATATATTAAGGAGCATATATTAAAAGGAGACCGTAGTGATGGTATTCCTAATGTATTGTCAGATGATAATGTTTTTATTGAAGGCAGGCGACAAAGACCTTTAACTAAAAAGAAAATAGCATCGTGGGTAGATGAAATGGTTATGACATTTACCGAAGAAGAACAAAAGAATTACGACAGAAATCAAAAACTAATTGATTTAAGTCTGATACCGCCAGAACTTGAGGCGAAAATATATAATGAGTTTGACGAGGTTAAAGTAGCACACAGAAGTAAAATTCTCAACTACTTTATTACAAGAAAGCTTAAAACTTTAATTGAAGTCATAGACGAATTTTGACTTCAAAAGAACTGTTAAGGAGAATAAAATGGTTATAATACGAAGAAATGAAGATGGCTCTATCATAGAAGAGCAAAACACACAATCCCACCCAGCATTAGCAACAAAACAAGGTATGGCAGCCATGTCCGATATGGGCAGAGCACTTCCACCTTTGTTTAGTGAAATTGCTACTAAGATAAACAATGCTAAAGACAAACCACGAAAATTAAAAGTATTGAGAGAAAATGATTCAGTACCTTTAAGACAGGTTTTAAAAGGTGCGTTTGACCCAAACATAGAATGGTTATTACCACCAGGTGATGTACCATACACAGCAAATGACGCTCCAGTAGGAACAGAACACACTTTGCTATCACAAGAAGCAAAGCGTTTATATCTGTTCACAAAAGGTGGTGATAATACCCTATCAGGCAATAAAAGAGAAACACTCTTTATACAAATGCTTGAAGGCCTTTGTGCTGAAGAAGCAGAGTTTTTAGTAACCGTTGTAAACCAGAAGGTTAACAACAAATACAAGGGATTTACTGCCAATTTAGTGAAAGATGCGTTCAATTGGGATGACAATTTTATGCAAAAAGAGTAAGGCGAACTATCCTATATAATGCAAATTAAACAGAAGTGGAAAGGTGTAAGAAAAAAGACCAGTATTGGTAGACGATGGATTAAAACTTCGTCAATGAATAAACGCAAAAGAGCTTCTTTTAAAAAATATCGAGGTCAAGGATGAAAGGGGATGACGACCAATTCGGATTTCAAAAATCATTGGATGGCAATGAGGAGAATTGGGTAAAGGGTCGTGTATATAAAGGGAAGAAACCTTGGTTGTCAAAATACCAAGGCAAAGACTTCAGCAAGAAAAAGACTAAAATAGATATAGATGTTATAAGTTTTTTTACAGCAGTTGTAATAGTAATGAGTTTACTATTTTTTTGTCCATTATCACACGCCGTTGAAATAAAAACAAACACAAAACCTTTATTTGTATATTCTTTAAATTCGTGTATTGAAGATTTAAACAAAGACATACCAACAGAGAATCAAATACCTTCAGAATTGATTGTTGCACAGGCAGTAATTGAAACTGGTTGGGGCGTAAGTAGGTTTGCTAATGAGGCAAATAATCTGTTTGGTATTCGTGAAGGACTAAAAGTATTTAAAACCAAATGCGATAGCGTTGCAGATTATATCAGAATTATAAATGAAGTGCCTGCATATGCAGAGTTTAGAGAAATGCGACAAGATGGTGTAACAGATGCCTTGTTGTTGGCACGAACACTAAAACGGTGGGCCGCAGACCCAAATTATACAGATTTAATCGAAGATGTAATACAACACAATATTCGAGGAGTTTACGAACTATGATAAAGATTGGTTATTTAGGTTCCCCAGGTACATTAGGTCTTGAGTATTTACCAGAATGTAAACCAACTCCTATAAAATTACTTGGCGGTAATTTAACGAGATGTCCTTCTGTTCGAGGATATCATCAAAATACTTTTGAGGTGAAATGCCCGTTTGATTTAGAGTGGACAGTAACCAAACATCCAACCAAAAGATATCGTTGGGAAATTAATCAGAACAAAACCACAATTGATATGTCTGGTGAAAATCTAGTTCCTGAAATATTGGGTTTTGATAAAGAAGGAAAAGTTGTACAGGTTTTAATAAACCCAGGATGGTCATTTGTGTCGGATACACCAAACACTATTATGTTACAACATAGTAATGGTATTGATACTAATCCACAAATTGTTACAGGGCAGGTAGACATATATAAGTGGCCTGATAGACGATTAAGTGTGGCGTATTCTCTTGAAAATGATAAAGATGAACAAACATTTACATTAAAGCGTGGACAACCTTGGTATAGAATAACATTTTTCTTGCCAGATTTAGAAACAGTTAAACTTGTTAGAATGGAAGAAAGACCTGAATTTTTAAAGAGAACAAGAAATAAATCTGATTTAACGGTGATTAAATATTTAAATTGGAGAAAAATATTTACCGAATTTGGTAATACAAGACCTAAAAAATTAATACCATAATGCCAACATATCAATTCAAAAATAAAACAACCGGTGTTGAGTGGGAAAAGTTTATGAGAATATCCGAACTTGACGACTATGTAAAAGAAAATGATTGTTCTATAGTAGTTAGTGCTCCTATGATAGTATCACAGACCGGTGATAACATTGACGCTAAAACCGATTCTGGTTGGAAAGAAACACTATCTAAAATATCTGAAGCACATCCTGGTAGTGAACTTGCACACCAGTATGGTAAGCGAAAAAACACTAAAGATGTAAAAACTGACCAAGTCATAAAGAAACATTCAGACATTGCTGAACGAAGAAAGCAGAAAATAACTCCTATTAAATGATTAATTCAGACTATATTGGTGATATAAATCGGTTCAGTTTAATCACTCCAACTTTTTATCTAAATGATATAGACAACAAGAAACTTAGTAATGAATTACTGAGTAATGCAAAAAGAAAATCATCTGACCAAATTTCAACCTTTTATGAAGATTTTGTGGCAGACACAAAAGATTGTCCTACTGCACTAGAGTTGGTAAACACAGTACAAGATATTGTTGATAATTATTATGGTAACTTAGAAATAAAAGAGTGGTGGTCACAGATACACCAAGTAGGCGAAAGTAGTAATCAACACAATCATTTTCCTGCACCCATATCGTGGGCCTATTGGCCAAAAGTTCCTAAAGGTAGTGGTAAGTTTGTTTTTGTTATGAATGATTATGCCAGTGTAATGACAGAAGTTGACCCTGTAGAAGGTATGTTAATGTTTTTTCCAGGTTGGGTGATGCATAAGGTAACAAGAAATACTTCAACAGACACCCGAATATCAATATCAGGAAATTTAGAAATATCAAAAGATGTTGTTAGGGTTAGATAAAGAAAAGATATAAATATAAGTATGGCAGATTTTGATTTTTTAGACGGATTTGATATGGACGGAGAATGGGGCTTCACAGGAGTTTCATCTAAACCTTCAGACCAAACAGTCGCAGACAGTAAGGCAACACAACAAGTAGTGCAACAAACTGCTGATGGTGTAGGCAAGGCTGTTTCTGGCGAAATCATTTCAAGATTAGAAACCAAACTAGATAAAATACTTCGTGAGGTTTCAGATGCTTCAGTCAAGATTGATGCCAAACATGAAGTTGAATTAGAAATCGCAAAATCACAAATGGATGATGAATACGATTTGCGAAAAGATAATCTTGGCAAAATTCAAGAAGATAAATTTAAAAAGTTAGAAAAGTTAATTATCCCATTGCTTGTTAAACTTGCCAAATCACCTGAGGCTTATATTCACTGGCCAAATCGTGCAGAAGTAATCGAAGCACAACTCAAAAAAATAGTAGCAATTACTAGAGGCTAACGCTTGACAAATTCTTAATAACCTGATATAATATACACAGTATATTAAAAAAGGAGAATGGCGTGGCCAAATCAAAAATTAAAAACGGAATGACTGAAACTAAACCTAGTTTTATTAGTAAGTGTATTCACACATTCAGGTGTATGTTCAACCCAGGCGGTAAAGATTGCGTGAAACTTGGCAAATCAGAACTTAATGCAATGACCAAGGCAGAATTAGAAACACTAGGTCGTGAAAAGGGTATCGAATTAGATAAACGCAAAGCCAAAAAGACGCTTGTTGAACAATTATATAATGAACTATGAATAAACTGAATGATTATATGACATCTCATTTTGATATGAAAACATTTAATCATATGCCGTTACAGGAACTTTCAGAGGTGCATACAGAGAGTATCAAAGGCAAACGATTCTATGTAACACCAGAAGGAAATAAGTATCCTTCGATAACGACAGTATTATCTGGCAGAAATGCAGAAGGTCTTAAAGCGTGGCGAGAACGAGTTGGTAATGATGTTGCAAATCAAATAATGAGAACGGCCGCAAAACGAGGAACTGCTGTTCACGAACTTGCTGAGAATTATTTGAACAACGAAGAACTTTCTCAACAGGATGTTTTGCCACTTGCTATGTTCACCTTATTGAAACCAGAACTGGATAATATAAATAATATTGTTATGCAGGAAGGTGCCCTCTATAGTGATAAATGGGGTGTTGCCGGTCGAGTTGATTGTATTGCAGAATATGATGGCAAAATAACAGTAATAGACTTTAAGACATCTACAAAAGAAAAGAAAGAAGAATGGGTAGAGAATTATTTTATTCAATGTACTGCCTATTGTGAGATGTTTGAAGAACGATATGGATTAGCAATCAACCAAATTGCAATTCTTATAGTAACAGAAGATGGTACTGTACAGACTTTTGTAAAAGATAAAAAAGATTATGTCCCTTTGTTAAAACCAGCGATTGATGATTTCTGGAAAGAACAAGATGGATTACAGAATTCTTTATGACGATAATGGAGTAAACTTTATGGACCTGGGTTCGATACCCAGCATCTCCACCAAAAGTGTTTTGGGTCATCCCTAAAATATTTTTGATGGGGATGAAAAGGAGTTCGACATGGAGATTGAAAGATTATAAGAGAGGATAGTCCAAAGACTTTAAACTAAACACAAACGCAAACTCTAACCAGTATGCTTTAGCGGCTTAAGTTGCTAAGGGGGTTGCCAGTACCTTCTAACCCAAACTGGCACTTAAATAAGTTTAGTAGAATGATTGTATGTAGTTGCAGGAACATTAGTGATAGGAAGTTTAAGTCTGATAAGGAACTTCTGAAGCGTCTAAAAAAAGATGACAGAGAGTGTTCAAAGTGTGTGTGGGCAGTAACTCAAGAAATTAGGGAAAAGACAAAAAATGAAAAAGTTTTTTAAAGAAGTGTACATTACTGGACATGGCAAAGAAGATAAGAACATATTCGACACATTTAAAGACACAAAGTTTTACAAAGTAATTGATGTGTCTACAGCTGAAGAAGTATTTAACTTAGCTGAAGAAGTCGAAGAATTGAAAGATTGCAACAATGTGAAATATATAACTTTTGACGAGATTAGAATATGAAAATGATAATTACCCCAAATAAGTTTGCAATACTTATTGAAGAAACTGTTAAAAATAAAAAAATGAGTTATATGGACGCTATTCTTTGGTATTGCGAGAAAAATGGAATCGACCCGAGTGATTCTAAAAAGTTAGTTAACAAAGGACTCAAAGAAAAATTGACCTATGAGGCACAGAGTTTGAATTTATTAAAAGAGAAGGTTGCACAGCTTCCGATATAGATGAATGGTTTTGAAATATATAAAGTCTATTTGGCAGTCAAATTACATTTCACAAGCAAAAACAGAAGTTACGACTTTCATAGACACGGCGGACGAACAACTGCAAAGTTGGAAACCTTCACTA